CTTGTTATCTGTGTGTTCGTGGAAGGAGGCCACTACTCACACAGGGATTGTCTCATCCCTGCGTTTTGTTTTCACAAAACATCGACCTTCGCCAGTACTTTGAACACATCACTAGAAAAGTATTGTAGCGGTGCTATACCTTTCGTTTTGACCTTACCTTTTACAACATGTGTATACTTGGCAGCATATTCCAAAGCCGAATCTGCCACGCATTTGTAAGCATAGAGCAACTCTTGATGCCCTATACCGTAGACTTGTTGTAAGAACCCCTCGAAGTTGTTCCTGTCCAAAGTTTCCACCGAAGTGACTTTCTCGATGATTTCCGATTTACTCCCCATTTCGCGCAGTTTTGACTTGCCATCGTCGAAATGGGGATTGTCGCTGAGCCTGTTGGCCGTTTCGACAAGGATGTGAGCCAGATCAGGCACGTACCGATGTTCATACGCTGCAGATAAATACTTGCCTGCCATGTATGCTCTGTCATCAACCTCAGTGTTTCTATTCGCCCTGAGATTGAGTTTTGACAGTACGCGCCCGAATTGTGGGACCCCACGACTACATGTGAGACCGCGAACATACCTTTTCCTATAAAAAGTCGCATGTTCGCGTGTTGCAGGTTTTACCACCTTAGCCTCCATACCCACTTTCTGAAAAGTGGTTGGAATAGTGCCGGCCAAGGCATCCACCTTTTCGGATATTACACCCAAGTAGTCGTCTCCCCCATGCACGTTTGTAGATTCCTTAATTTCAGCCTCTTCTAACGAGTGCTGAATATTGCACATATGCACGTAACTGTTGCCGGTAGTGGTGGTCGATTCCCCCGACCACCTCTCACCGTCCACGACTGCGGCCAGGCCAAACCTGGTCCACACCCTTACCATGGTGTTACGTGCAAATTCTCTTACAAACCACACAGGAGCTCCCAATTTTCCGTAAAACATTGCCTCATACCTGCGCCATGTTTTACTTTGTGACCCATCATTATTTGTCGCGTCCGACTCAAGCGCCTGTCCCGGGCTATTGTCAAGCATATCGCCGATTTCTTCATTTGTCATTCCACAGGCAAACACTATTTTATTACCTGTGTTCTTGGGGTTGGACAATGAAAAAACCTGTTTCATGCGCCTTGTAATCTCCATTATCAAGGCCCCAGTGACTGCGTTATACATATCAGTTCCCTGATATACAACCCTGGGTTGAGCCCCGTGGGGCTTGAGTAAAACTTCAGCTTTTGCAAACACATGTTTTGATCCGCCGTCGTAGCGGATTTCTGGCTCGGTCAAAGCCTTGCGCAACCGTTCTGCTTTTGCCGGGGTACATGTAGCCAGGTACTCCGAGATAAGTTCGGCCGTTACCTGAATAGTTGGCAACGCGTCGAATTTTGACATCACTGCGGCATGTCCTTTCTTGATAACCTCCTCATCAGGGCAGGTCGTAGGAGCAAAGTCGCAGCGTTTTTTCATGGCATGAGCGGTCGCACCTGCTGTATTTTGAACCACGACGGCTGGTACGTCGGCCAACAGTCCTCCTTTGGCAACACCAACCGCGGTTGGTTCGCTCTTGGCGTTGAGGACATTGATCTTGGTTTCAATGTTTGCAAAATGCACATCAGATGCGTAAGTGGTGTGCCCGTTGGTCTCTAACCCCATATGCGCAGCAGGGGGTTTCGGGAGACCAGGAGGCTTGGCTTCCTTACGCTTCATCTTCTGTTTAGTGATGGGGACTTGATCCCCAAATTGAATTGTTGTTTTCATATTGGTTTATTTTATTGTTTGAC